GCTAATGGCACACAAGAAAGGATCTAAGTGTGGCTGTAAACACGGAGGCAAGAAGAAGTAATGGCTAAACTCTGTGCTCGTGGTAAAGCAGCTGCCAAAAGAAAATTTAAGGTATACCCTTCAGCATACGCTAATGCTTATGGTGTAAAGGTATGTAAAGGTCAAGTAAAATCTGGCGGTAAAAGAAAGACCGCTAAAGGATACACTAGAGGAAAACGATGAGTTTAAGAAGATGGTTTCAAGAGAAGTGGGTGGATGTAAAAACTGGTAAGCCATGTGGCAGACAGAAAGGCGAAAAGCGTAAAGGCTACCCAGCTTGTCGTCCATCTCGTAGAGTCTCATCCAAAACACCAAAGACTACCAAAGAGATGTCTAGCGGTGAAAAATCAAAATTTAGAAAAACTAAAACAAGTTCTAAAAGAATTAACTACAACCACAAACGAGGAAAAAAATGACACACCACAACCACGAAGGCGACAAATGGCATGTAGCTGAAGAGCTAAACGGTAGACTAGCTATGCTAGGATTTGTTATAGCTATCGGCACATACATTACTACAGGTCAGATACTACCTGGAATTTTATAAACTACCAACGCCACAAATTGGTTAAAAAATTTACTACAGTTTTAACAGTAATAACAAATTTATTTATTATTGCTGGTGTTACTCGACATTGGTATAACAACAGTCCTCGTCCGTTCATCCCACAAGGGACGCATGAATCCAAAGCATGGAACGGGGCTTTGGTATATGGAGTTTACCATGACAGTAACTTACGTATATCGTGGCGTTGCTTACACCAAAATTGTTAAATGAAAAATTCAGCTATTTGGTTAACCCTAATTTGTTTGGGTGCAATCATGACATTCATAGAGATTATGCACGTCAGATACCACACATTAGAAAAAAGACCAAATATACATTTTCATAGAGTAGTTCGTTAAGCGACATGGGAGGTGCAATGCCTCCCTCTACATTTGGTATTAGCCTCTACG